CCTCATCGCCTTCAGGGACATCATTCTTCAAATCCTCCTCTTTGGTTCCTGTTTGAAGCAACGTCCCATATTCAACATCGTTTCCGAAAACATTACCTGCACCATTACCGACACCATTACCTGGACCATTACCTGCGCCACCAGAGGATGAATGTAATGAGGGGTTGTGTTTTGCTATGTGGTCTTCGTGTGGTTGATTTGTGGATGTTTCAATTGAATCATCCATACCCTCGCGGGTATAAGTTCCTAAACAATTACACAACAGCAATGCCCCTAAAATTATAAATAACATTAATAATTTGTTAAACTTCTTCATATAGAGTATATGTGGAAAAAATTAATAAGTCTGTTCTATTAAAATTGAAGTATAATTGTCGTATAAATATATTATATATAAACAATGACTGGTATAAAAAAAACAGTAAACGTATTGGATAAGTATTATAATGAAGATGATATTTTAGAAATTGGTATAGACGAGGCTGGACGTGGACCAATGCTTGGGCGTGTCTATGCTGCCGCAGTCATATTGCCAAAAACAGAAGATTTTAAACATCATTTAATGAAGGATAGTAAAAAATTCACTTCTAAAAAGAAAATAACCGAGGTAGCAGAGTATATAAAAGAGAACGCAATTGCGTGGAGTGTTGCTTATTCTACGGAAGAGGAGATTGATAAGATTAACATATTACAAGCTACATACAAGGCGATGCACGCGGCCATTAGAGGTATCGACGGGTTAGACATAACAAATTTCAAAACACATCGTTTACTTGTTGACGGTAGCAATTTTAAGAGATATACAGAGTATAGTGACCAAACAGGTATTGCTAATATATCACACACATGTATTACTGGTGGAGACAATAAGTATACGTCTATTGCGGCTGCCTCTATCCTGGCTAAAACAGAGCGCGATCTATATATCGAGAACCTGTGTATGGAGAACCCTACGCTAGACGAGCGATATTGTATTTCTAAAAACAAGGGGTATGGGACTAAGATTCACATTGACGGTATTAATAAATATGGAATAACAGAGTATCATCGAAAAACGTTTGGAATATGTCGACATTTCTAGACGATGATATTAAAAATGAAATAGTTAAAATAATATAAAACTATAACCGCAATATTACAAATGGCGGCGATTGAAACAAGTGCGAAAAATGTATATGATGGATGTAACTATTATTTGATGTGTAAAATAAAGGGTAATGATTGGGATTGTATTATTAATAAATCTTTTATATTACATACGAATGATGGTAAGTTGTATGGACAATTTCTTTCGTCTATGTGGTTCAAAAAACATATTAGTATAGATGACGAGTTTGATTTATTGGTTATTCGATTGCCTCGACGTGACACACAATTTCATCCCGACGAACAGGTAACAATCGATATATTAAAAGAGCGCTTAAGTGAGTTGGATGAATGTAGTCATGTGAGTGGGGACATTAATTATGATATATTAGACTTTGTTGTTATACATAAACATTATCGCAGCGATATCACCAAATATACATGTAACATTCTTAATGATCAACTCGTTAATGGAGAAACCAGAAGTGTTATTACAGACAGCACAATATTTAGTGCTCCCAATTACTCGAATATTAACATGACTTTTGAAGTTGTGCGTTCCGAAGACACACAATCTAACATTGTACAGGATATTACTAATCCTCCACAACTAATAAGAAATGACGGGTCGTGGAATTCATACCGACATAGTTTATCCAATGACGATGTTAAATTCTATATTACTTGTCCACAATTTACATTGAATATTGCTTAATGTCTGTGACTAAGTCAATAGAGTATTGTATTTATAATTGTTTAGTAAATCAATAAAAAATTGATATTGTTATTATTTTTATTGATAAAAACAATAACAATATGAAGGTTCTTGTATTTGATACCGAGACAACTGGTCTTCCCACCGGACGTAATTTGTCTGTTAGAGACGTAGGAAAGTGGCCACATATCATTCAGCTTAGCTACATTCTATATGACACTGAACAAAATAAAACAGATACGTGTGTTGATGATATTATCAAACTAGACGCAAGTGTATATATCTCCGAGAAGAGCATTGAGATGCATGGAATTACGCGCTCGGTAAGTTTGCGCAAAGGTATTGATATTAAAGAAGCGATTGACAATTTCAATAACGTTCTACAAGAAGCGGATACCGTTATAGCACACAATATATCATTTGATAAACAAATGATTATGGTAGAGTGTAATCGGTTGAAAAGTAAACAATATTTTACATATGGTAATGGATATGGAATTAAAGAGTATTGTACGATGAAGAATTCGGTAAATATATGTAAAATCGAGAAGCAAAGCGCGTCTGGAAACAAATACCATAAATTCCCCACTCTTTCAGAATTACACGAATACCTTTTCGGATTTACACCAAACAATACACATGATTCAATGTCTGACGTGCTTATTTGTTTTAGATGCTATTATGATATTGTTAATGATGAGGATGTTGTTAATAATGGCTGCTCTATAATTAAGAATCTCTATAATTTGTATTGTAATTAAATGTAAGATTAAATTAAGATAAATAGATAAAATTTATATTATTATTTTTTATGCCGAACACGTCTCACATACCTCTTCTTCATGTTGAATTTTGGTAGGGTCGATTGTGAATTGTTGTGGTTGATGGCGGGGTTTTCTTCTCAGATAATAAATACCGGTCTTGAGACCCTTCTTCCAACCATAGAAATGCATTGATGTTAGAGATTTATAACTTGGCTCCTCCTGCCAGAGATTGAGACTTTGAGATTGGCAAATGTATGCTCCACGGTCAACAGACATGTCAATCAGATGTTTCATAGGAATCTCCCAAACAATCTTGTATTTTTCTTTGATATGATCCGGAATCCCTTCAATGTGTTGGACACTTCCCTTATTGAGGATAATATTGTCCTTCAACTCTTCGGTCCACAGATTAAGCTCGACAAGCTCCTTCATCAGGTGCTTGTTAGCCACTACATAATCACCAGCCAAGGTTCTTCTGGTGTAAATGTTGCTCGTAAATGGTTCAAAACACTCATTGTTTCCTAGAATCTGCGACGTAGAAGCGGTGGGCATTGGTGCGAGTAGAAGCGAATTACGTATGCCATGTTCTTTGACGCTGTTCTTAAGAACCCCCCAATCATATCGGTCGCTGGGTGTCACATTCCACATATCGAATTGGAGAAATCCTTTTGATGCGGGGGAACCAACGAACGATGAGTATGCGCCCGCCACCTTATCGTCGGTAATACCAATCTCCGCTCTTACAGGAGAAACTCGTTGAAGTATTGCCTTGATTTCATCGGATAGATTTTCTTTGTATGTGCGACACTCGCGCGCATCAGATTCAAAAATATCTACATGATATTTTTCGTCGTATTTATTTAGATTTCGCAATTTAATCATATCGTCTTTTCGCGAAATAGCAAGCTCATTTGAACGTTCTAGTGCCGCGTGGTAAATCGTTTCAAAAATCAACTTGTTAACGCCTACCGCGGTTGCGCTGTGGAAAGGAATGTCCATTTGCGCAAATACATCGGCAAGACCCTGGACACCAATACCGATCGGTCGGTGTAAAAAATTGCTTCGCATGGTTTTGTCTGTTGGGTAAAAATTAACATCAATAATTTTATTGAGATTCGATGTAATTACCTTGGTTACCTCGTGAAGTTTTGTGTAATTAAAGGTTTTGTCCTTGTTTACAAACTTACTCAAGCCGATACTTGCCAAATTACATACGGCGGTTTCTTCATCATTACTGTATTCGATGATTTCGGTGCAAAGGTTGCTTGACTTGATTACCCCGAGGTTTTTCTGATTGCTTTTCTCGTTCGCGGCATCCTTGTAAAGGAGGTATGGTGTTCCTGTTTCCATCTGCGAATCCAACACCTTGTACCATAGGTCGCGCGCTCTGACACGCTTGTTCATTTTCCCTTCGGACTCATACTTTGCGTATAGCGTGTTAAATGCCTCTCCGTAGCAATCTGATAGTCCAGGACATTTATCCGGACAAAACAGACACCACTCTAGGTCATTCTCAACCTTTTCCATAAACAATGATGGAATCCAGAGCGCATAAAATAAATCGCGTGCTCGCATTTCCTCGTCTCCATGATTTTTCTTCAGATCCAAGAAGTCCTCAATATCGCTGTGCCAAGGTTCCATATAAATAGCAAACGAGCCATTACGCTTTCCACCTCCTTGGTCAACATAACGTGCTGTCTTGTTGAACACTTGTAACATTGGGACGATTCCGTTTGAGGTTCCATTCGTTCCGCGAATATGACTTCCTGTTGCGCGAACATTGTGGATATGTAGACCTATTCCACCCGCCCACTTTGAAATTTTCGCACACTCCTTCAAAGTGTTATAAATTCCATCAATGCTGTCGTCTTCCATTGACAGCAGATAGCATGAGCTTAGTTGGGGGCGAGGCGTCCCCGCGTTATATAGTGTTGGAGTGGCGTGTGTAAAATATTTTTGTGACATTAGGTCGTAGGTCTCCTTCACCGCATCCAAATCATCAAAATGAATTCCAATGGATACGCGAAGCCACATATGCTGTGGGCGCTCTACTACCTTTTTATCAACACGCATCAAATAAGCGCGCTCAAGAGTTTTAAACCCGAAATAATCAATCTCGTAGTCACGAGTGTAATCAATCATATTATCAAAAAAATCCTTATTCTTTTTAATGATTTCCCAGACCGAGGTATCTATAATGGGAATATTCTTGCCATGAATATCCTTGAACTCGTAAAGAACTTTCATCGTATCAGAAAAAGAATCGAGGGTGTTTTTATGGTTGTTTGATACAATGATTCTGCGCGCAAGACTTCCATAGTCTGGATGCTTCGTACACATAGAGGCGCACTGTTCAGCGGTTAGTTCATCGATTTTTGTAGTAGAAATATCTGGATAAAGCTGCTCAATTACGTCCATAACAAATTGACTATAATTTAGTTTCAGCTTTGGTTCCATATTATTACCTAAATTTTTAACACGGTTAAGGATTTTATCAAAAGAAATATCCTCGAACTTGCCATCTCTTTTCATAACACGCATTTCCTGTTCAGTCATATAACTATACTATAGTTATAATTTTAAATAGTTCTTCTTAATTATTCTATAATTGTCTTAGATGTCTATGGTGATAGACGGCTTTACTTCTATAGATATAAAAGACTGATTTAGTTTAACGTTTTCGCGTTCTAATGTAGGTGCTGCTTCTACTGGTGCTGCTTCTACTGGTGCTGCTTCTACTGGTGCTGCTTCTACTGGTGCTGTTTCTACTGGTGTTTCTACTGGTGCTGCTTCTACTGGTACTGCTGCCGGTGCTGTTTCTACTGGTGCTTCTACTGGTGCTGCTTCTACTGGTGCTGCTTCTAATATAGGCGTTGACACGCTCTGTTTTTCGCGTAATATTATGTTACATATTCTTGGCTTTACAATATTAGGTTTAATACGTGACGTGGGTGCTCTGTGTTTATGTCCGGATACTCTTTCCTCTACAATTGATTCCCAGACCTCTTTCAGAACGTATTTTGTGGAATTAAACCAAAATTTATTTCGCAATACGAGAACACAGCTTATTTCATCCAGTCGCCAGTATATATTTTTAAGCCACACACGATCCTTATTTTTCTCCATGGTCGCCTCCTCCCAAATGTCATATTCAGCGCGCGATATATATAATGGAGCGTATTCATATATAGGTTTTTCGTCCTTTATGAAACAAATAATGATTCCCTTTATGTTTTCGGTTTCGGTAAAATTAAAACATCCATCTACCATAAACTCATTATATGTCTCGTATTCGAGGAAACGGGTTTCTAGAAAATCACATTCGTTGAGGTCACATACCTCCATTTGAACCTGCATCTGTATCCAGTAATCCAATTTAGGAATTCCTGTAATTTCTCTATTATAAATGTTCTTAACTTCTACCATCCTACCATATCGTTTAGATTGTTTGTCCGTGTTAATACCATCTGGTGAGGCAGCCAAATAATGAATGTCCTTATGTGGAATGCAACCAAACTCGGAAACGGTCGTATTGTAATGTTTCTCATACCATTCAATAGAGACATCCTCATATTTTTGCCCCCAATGCATAGGTGAGTCCATATTAACCCGGTTGTATTTATCAAGGTTAACTGGTTCGCATTTGTCATATATGATTTGATTTTTTGATTTTTCACTACCATACGCCTTCCATATGCTACTCGCTGTAAGCACTTTTTGGCGAAATAAATACCATTCATTCGTTCGTTGCTCGGGTTGTGGTATATTCTTTAAATATATAAGTTTTTCCGTTATTATATTAATGTTCGGTGGTTTAATTATTATACTGCTGGCGTAAGAACGTCTTGGTTTATGCACGGTATAATAATGTCTCATTGCTTCGTTAATTGCGCGCAGAATAAGCGCATCCGAGTTTACCGAACCAATTTTAACAGCATCCGATTTAATCGCATCATCTAATTGAATATTTATTAAATTGGTAACCTCATCTACAATAATATCGTGGAATTTTGGCTTTGTATAAAGCATTGGGTCCGACGTGATTAATTCGTCAACCAGAATAATTATTCCTTCAAGTAGGTCGTCGTAATCTTCTGAAGATACGTCAGTCATATATATTGTTATTATATAGCTTTAATAAGATTTTAAAATTCTTCAATTTTATATAAAACGAACAATTATTGTTCTTTTACATTTTCCTTCTTTAATCGAACCTTTTTATCCTTTGACGAATCTTTTTTTTTCTTACTATCAGGGGTAAGATGTTTGATGGTAGATGTGCGCTTATCATTGCGTTTTAGTGTGAATTTACGTGTGGCATGATTAAATGATAGTGACGGAATGGTTTTAATCACTCCGGTTTCCTTGTCATACGTAACATCCTTTATACTTGTTAGGCGTTTTCGGTCCATCGCATTAATGAGATATTTTTCAAGCTCTTTTTTCTCGTCACTTGTAATATCCTTTACAATAGAATAGTCTGATGTATAATTTTTGATTTTAGTTATTTTCGCAGTCTTATTGAGTTTACTCCACGGTTCTGACTTATTTTGCTTTAGCTCTTTATCCAACATAATTCCGATATCTGCCTCACTTGTGTCGGTTATGTTTGTATTTGTCTGTTTATTACCAGTAATAAACATAGTTTTATACCTAATATCTTTAAGCTCTTGACACGTTTCATCTTTATTCATTTTATTATAATATTAAAATGAGTTTAACTACTTTTTTTATATGCTAATATTTACTTTAAAAAATAGACGGATTATATACTTATGAAGAAGATATCTATAACTGGAAAACATAATATTAACCTTATTAATGGTAATAAACATAACGAGTTTAGGAATGTAGCGAGTTACAAGGAACCGTCTATAACTGAACAACTATCGATTGTTAATAAATATTATATGAATATCATAGATGAAAATACTCCACATCTTAAAGGAGAGATAACACGGAAAATAAGTGGTTACAAATCACAAGACGTAAAAAAAAAAAAATATGATGATAAAAAACTGGTAAACATTGATAATGTTCTTGAGAAGTTAGTCGCATGTAAGCTTAAATGTCATTATTGTCGTAATCAAGTAAAGGTGCTTTTTACAAAGGTTCGTGACGATGAGCAGTGGACGCTCGACCGCATAGACAATGACATATGCCACTCCAATTCAAATACCGTAATATGTTGTTTAAAATGTAATTTACAACGCCGAGTGAAGAGTTCTGGAGATTTTATTTTTACAAAGCAATTGAAAATTACGAGGGTCTAACCAGAACACCCATGATTGCATATATAATATTCTTGCTCGGTTAATAATATTGTTCCGAACTGGTAATCGTGTATATGATATAGTTGTTTTGTTGTTTGTAATTTAGTTATAAGCTGATACATTTCCTCTCGACGGAGAAATTGTTCTAATAAACAAAGTATTCTGTCAATTATATCCTGAATACTGTTATATAGGTTTATGTCTATTTCCCGTTTAAATCCACCAAATGTATCACACGATATATAAAAGGACCGCATTATTTTCATTACTATTCTATCTATTGAAACATTTAATATTATTTATACATTTAATATTAAATATAATATTGTCGGTCTATTTAAATGGACGAAATTACATGGAGTGACGGAAGCAAATATGAACGTTCAAAAAAGGAGGATAACCCAGAAAATAAGACAAATAACGAAAACAAGGTTATTACAGAAACTGTATATGACACCTCCATCAATAAGCGCGAACACGCTAATAATAAGATGAGTGAGAGAGAGTTGGTTAAGCAAGTTTGCGACAATCCGTTTTTCAAAAAAGATAATTATACAGATATCATAGCTAAACAAGAGCAATTTCTTATACCTAAAAACTCGAATAACGAATAAAATATTAAAAATAAATTAAATTAATTAAACTGAAGAAGGGCGCGGAAAGACACGACGGAAGACGAAACGGAAACAACTACAATTGAAATAATATTAATAAATACCAAATAATATTATTTGAGTATTAGTATTTAAAATGATAGACAATTAAATATTAGATGACATCATATACAACCCAAAATAGTTTATTACTTAATAATTTATTACAATTTTACGACAAGGATGATAATCTTGAGGTGATGTTGAATATCATTAATGGGGAGTCGCCAATCTCTCTGCGAATTGTGGATTGGTTTGTAACTAACTATGCGAAACAGAAATTTACTGTATATAATTTGGAGGAAGGTGGTGGTCGGTTCAAGGTATACAATGATTATAAATTAAAATTAAAGGCGTATTCAAAGAAACGTTTTGATCCATTTTGTAGGTGGGATAGAATAACGATTCCATACAAGGAAGACAAGCTGATCCAGACAACAATTGGCCAGTTAAATTTTTTCAAGTGGGCGCTTGAAAATGAAATAATCTCGTACATCAAGAATAATTACGCAGATATAGAAAAGGATATGAACAATAGAAACAGCACTTCGAAACGCAAACTAGTGCTTAACAATAGCAAGACAAGAAAAAAACGCGAGGAGCTATCTATATCCGCATCCAAAACAATTAAACAGGAAAATGTATCAGTAACAATTAAATTTGATTGATTAATGTGAATACAATATAAAAATTACAATTCGTTTTTATTAATGGGGAACTCTTTAACTATTAATAAAATAAATTTCGAGGATGTTCAGGAAGCAATCCGAAAAGATTATGTAATAGTAAATACGCTTACTATTAACAAACAGAATTGTCTTATAGATAAAACTCTCTCTGCTACAGACGAAGTATCGGTTGTCAATCGAGCGATAACCTCTGGTAAATTAGGAGATAAAATAATATTATATGGAGAGAACTCTACAGATAACAGCGTATACTCCAAATACAAACAGTTGTCCGACCTTGGATTTGATAATATTTCTGTATATCTTGGTGGACTATTTGAGTGGTTGCTTTTACAGGATATATATGGTGCCGATTTATTTCCAACCTCAAAAAGAGAACCAAACCACCTTCAATATAAAGGAGCAAAAAAAATAGACGTTAAAATGATAGAATGAGTTGTTTAATGAGATATTTGGGATATTTACACGTTGTATTAATCGGACACCTCATCCATTGCGCGATTGGCAAGCTCGTCGGCCGCGGCATTATTGTTCCGCTTCACATGGATATATTGGACGTTTTCAAAATTAAGCAACGCTTTTTTTGCCTCGTTGTAAAGCGGTTTTAGATTATCAGACTTAACGGTATATGTCCCATTAAGTTGGTTTATTACAAGAAGAGAGTCCCCCTTGATTATTAAATGTTTAATGTCAAGCTCGCACGATTTTTTAACACCCAGTATGAGTCCCATATATTCTGCGTAATTGTTGGTCTGTGTGCCAAGTGACAATGAACCTTCGTAAACAATTCTATATGCGCTGTCGTAAATGACATATCCACACCCCGAAGGTCCAGGGTTTCCGCGACTCCCTCCATCAAACATCATAACATAGTTATCAACCGTCTCAATGTTTATACAATTCTCAATCGTTTCAATCAATATATCGTTATAATCCTTATTCTTATTATCACCGCATCCGTCAAGCACAATAGTTGTTTCGCTCTTATCTTGTCTCAACCACGCTTCGTGATAGCTGTGACACTTCGTAAGATATTCGATTGGAATATTCTCTCCCACTCGCCCGCGCTTCATTACACGCTGATGTGCGATTTCTGGGGTGGTTCTAATATATATGTAATTAATATCGGGAATATCACCAATAAATTCATTAAACCATCTGTTGTATATCTCGTAATTAATGGTGTCTATCTTATCCTCATCATACAACATCTTGGCAAAGACCATCTTGTCGGTTAGTAGACTGCGCTCCGTAATAATATACTTGTACCCTTTTTTGATTGCCTTTTGTAGTTGAGATAGTCGTGTTATATATGCCATCATCTGAAATGAGAACGCATATTTTTCCTGATCCTCATAGTATTTTTCAATAATAGTGCTACCATTTTCATCACATATCGTCTCCCATTCAGTTACCGGCTCTAGAAGGAAGTGAACGTTTTTGTTTCTAAAGAAACGCTGTTTTAGTTCTTTAATTATAGTTGATTTACCCGAACCAATGTTGCCTTCGATTGAATAGATGTGTTGAGTCATTTTGATACGTGTATTACTATTATTTATAATTAAATCAATTTTAAAATTGAATTAATAATATACCAAATATTAATGTTACAAATGGATTTTAATCAGTGTAAACTAACCAAAACCGAATGGAACAGCATTGAAATTCCCGTAACGGAAAATGAGAAATATATAAGTAATCTTATTATTCGCGGATTTAATAATGTCAACATCACTATTAATAAAAGCACATCACTAATGTCGTTTCTGAAGATTACATCAAGCGAAACATTAGATAGTTATGTTTACTGTAAATACATACAGAGCGACATGAATAATGTCCTGAATACATTATCCGAGACCGTAAAACAAAGATGTCTATTTATATCTATTAAATCTAATAACATAGCCATTAAAAAAGCAGACGCAATACGATTCGGCAACACAGATAAACAGCTATCACAGCATAAAAAAACTATTGTTGAATTTGTGGTGGTCCATATTATTGACAAGCTTTGTAAATATTACAACAAGAAAAATGATAAGTGGGTATTCTATTACTATACCCTATCTAAAATGATGCAGTTTAATTTTGAATCATTCAATCGTATTCTTAAAGAGAATGCTATGAAGGTTGTTGAGATATTTAATTCTGAGTGTCAATATAACACAATTATATCCAGAGGAACTGATTATATAGAGAATAATACCTATCTATTTGATTATGCCGATGACAAATTATATGAGCATCAAAAACAGCTATTCACATTCTGTAAGGATAAGAACCCAAAACTGGTTCAATATATTGCACCTACTGGTACTGGAAAAACGATGTCTCCGCTAGGTCTTTCAGAACACTCACGTGTTATATTCGTATGTGCTGCTCGCCACGTCGGTTTGTCGCTAGCCAAGGCCGCCATTTCGGTAGGCAAGAAAGTGGCGTTTGCGTTCGGGTGTAGTGACGCAGAGGATATTCGCCTACACTATTACGCAGCCAAAGACTATACCACAAACTGGAGAAGCGGCGGTATCGGAAAGGTGGATAATACTGTTGGTAATAAGGTTGAAATAATGATTACAGACATCAAGTCCTATTTGCCGGCGATGTATTATATGCTTGCTTTCAATAGTAAACAGGATATCATTCTCTATTGGGACGAGCCAACTATTACTATGGATTACGATGACCACGAATTTCACAGTATTATTCATAAAAACTGGACGGATAACCTTATAGAAAATGTAGTGTTGTCATCTGCGACACTCCCGCAATACGAAGATATGCAGGAAACCATTGGTGATTTCAAGTCGAGATTTACGGATGCGAATATTCATACAATTGTCAGTCACGACTGTAATAAAAGCATCCCAATCATTAATAAGGCGGGATACATCGAGATGCCACACTTTATGAGCCCGAAATATGAGGAGGTTCAAACAATCGTCAATCACTGTAATAAATACAAAACCCTCTTGCGATACATTGATTTCGAAGAGGCGATTGTCTTCATACAAAAGGCAAATGAAATGGAGGCGTATGACTCGCGTCAGTTTTCAATATCGCATAATTTCCACGAGGTAAATGATATCACAATGGCGAGCATCAAATTATATTATTTGAAGTTGCTTGGAAATATCAACCCCGATAAGTGGGACGGACTTATTTCATCTCTTCGGCAGAAATTGTATCATCGTTCAACGATTCATATGGTTACGAGCGATGCGCATACACTAACAAACGGCCCGACGATATTTCTCGCCGACGATGTAAATAAAATAGCGCGGTTCTGTTTACAAGAGGCGCGCATACCCGAACAAATCATACAGAACATTCTGGGCGTTATTAGCTATAATAATAACATTAAAAGCAAAATTAACGTTATGCAAAAGTTGTACGAGGACGGTACGAAGGAGGACGAGAATAAGGAGAAAAAAATGACGGATGGGCGTGTGAGCGCCGATATGCAGCGCCTGATTACGAATATCAAAGAGCTAGAACAATGTATAAAGACTGTCGAGCTGGATAGACAATATATCCCGAATAGTGAGGCACATCTAAGAAAATACAGCGCAACAGTTAACGGTAGCCAATTCCCGTTTACGTGTGATATTACCGATGACATTATCGAAGACATCATGCTGATTGACGACGTTGAAGACATATGGAAAATCCTTCTTATGATGGGCGTCGGTGCGTTTATGCTCCACAACAGCGATAGCTATATTGAAATTATGAAGAACCTCGCACAGGAACAGAAACTATACATGATTATAGCATCTTCCGACTATATTTACGGGACAAACTATCAGTTTTGTAATGGTTATATCAGCAAGGATATGGCATTGATGTCGCAGGAGAAATGTATTCAGGCAATGGGGCGAATTGGACGAAATAAGCTACAACATAAATATAGTATTCGATTTCGTGACGACGGACTTATTATCAAACTCTTTAACGAAGACGAAAATAAACCCGAGGTCTCTAATATGGCTCGTCTTTTCAATAGTTAAATAATATAAATAATAAAATATCTTAATATATAATGAAGTCCTCATTTCTAGGAAACCTATCATTGGGTGCGGTAACAGGCAGCTCGATAGGGATGATGATGTATTTTTTTAATAAGTCTAAACGAAAGAGGGACGGTCACGGATTTGATGGATACGACATTGATAATTACCACGACGAAACATTATATGAAGAGGACTCAACTGACGGCACTTATGATATGGATAGTTCGGTTAAAGAGCCACCGAATCGTATCCAGTCTGGTGATGTTTCCTCCAAATACACGCCAGTTTCCTCTGAAGAGCTCTTCATATGTAATCTTGACGATATGGTTTACTCTAATCTAACTGTTATAATTCCTGAAAACAGATATAAGAAAATTGGTGATTATGTGGAATATGTTGACTATGAGCAATCGGAGGAGTATTTTGAGTAAGTTTTCTATTTTTTATGTAATTAATATTATTTTTAAAATAATATTAACTTTATGGTTTAACGCAGTCGGAGAACTAGGTGGATGGTGGATTCCTTTTGGATATTGTAATCACTCAGTGTGCGACCATCCTCGAGTTGTTTTCCTGCGAAAATAAGTCGCTGTTGGTCGGGTGGAATCCCCTCCTTGTCTTGGACCTTCTGTTTTACATTTTCAATAGTATCACTCGGTTCTACGTCTAGTGTGATTGTTTTGCCTGTCAATGTTTTTACAAAGATTTGCATTATATAATAATATATTGGATATATTATTTAAATTATAAACACTATTGTTCTGTAAGTATTTTAAAAATAACATATTATTTATGATATTTTTATATTTGATTTGATTTACTGATACTAGATGGATCTAGTTCGAGTAGGCAAGGCCGCCCATGCCCGACATGACACGGAGGACGTTGTAGTTGGTCGCGTAGACACGGACCTTGGCGGTCTTGGTGCCCGAGACGGTGGCGTTCGAGAGGACAAGCTGGAGGGTGGCGTTGTCAATGCGCGAGAAATTGCACGAGCCCGACGGCTGGTGCTCCTCCGGGCGAAGGGCGAACGAGTAGACGTTGATGCCCGAGTCCGGGGCGCGGGTGTGCGACTGGAACGGCTGGACGAGGTCGAAGTAGGTGCCCTCACGCTCCGAGAAGCGGTCCTGGCCGTTAAGCTGGAGCTTGGCAGTGACGACCGGGTTCTCGCCCCAGCAGTGCATGTCGAGAGCGGTCTCGGCGAGGACGAAGGTGCCCGCATCCGAAACCGACGAGCCACCAACACCAAGGCCCGCCGTGGCGCCGAATTCACCGGCAGAGGCCGCAGTGTAGAAGCCGTCAGAGGCAGTAACATCAACGGCGCCGGCGTCCTGGAAGAGACCCGAAGCGTTGATGAACGAGTTGGTGGTGTGCGAGGTCGCCATGTCACCACCGAACGCCATGATGGAGTTCGGGAGAGCATCGACGGCGTCAGTGTAATTGAATGGCTGGGCGCCAAGGGTCTTGAAGAGCATCTTGCCCTTCTCGAGCGAGGCGCAGTAGTCAACATTCTCGTCCGGCTGGACGACCCAGACAAGCTCCTTGCACGGGTGGTTGAAGTTGAGCTTGATCTTGTTCGACGACGAACCGACCGACTCATCGCCAGTGAACTGGAGCTGCTCGATGAGGTACTCGTGCGGGTTCTGGGCCATGCGGCGGCGCTCGTCGGTGTCAAGGAAGACGTAGTCGACGTAGAGCGAGGCGGCAACGAGCGACTGGTTGTAGGCCTTGTTAACCTTGACGCCAGTGGCCGAGTCAAGACTGTTGACAGCCCAGAGGCACTCGTCAATCGGGCGGAGGTCGAGGTTAATCTTGACCTCGTGGTACTGGAGGGCGATGAGCGGAAGCGCAAGGCCCGGGTTGCGGCAGTACCAGAACTGGAGCGGCACGTAGAGAGTGGTCTCCGGGAGGGCGTTGCGCGGGGCGCAGACCTGCTTCGGGGCAGTGGTGTCGCACGGACCGTCGACAGCAGCGAAGCCGGGGTCGGTGAGGTAGGTAAGCTGGGTGGTGTTGCCAACCATCTTGTAGTAGCCACGCTCCTGCTCCTTGGAGAGAGTGAGCTGGTTCCAGATGTGCATCCAGTCGCCATACTGGCGGTCGATGCGCTGGCCACCAATCTCAACCTCGACGGACTGGATAAGCTGCTCTCCGGGGAAATCTAACCAGCGAGCGAATACATCCTGACCGTCAGCATTCTCAAGGCTCTGGCCAATCTCCGGGAGAGTGACCTGAAGGTAAGTGCGGTAGGCAAGATCACCGTTGCGGCTGATGGTGCAGGTGACACGGCGACCGAAATCGGCCTGGCCGTTGAAAGTCTGCTCAATCGACTCCATGGCGAAGTTGGTGTGGCGACGGTAGGTCACCTTCCAGAAAGTAATTTGCGGGTTGCCGGTAAGATAGACATCTTGGGCACCGTAAGCGACGAGTTGCATTAATCCACCTCCCATTTTATATATATGCTAAAGAAAATAAATTTATGATTTTCACATTAATTTATTATCTGATTTATTAGTTCAACACATTTTTCTAAAGAAGTTTATTAATATCTATATTTGTCTCAATAAACCTCCTTAAATAAGTGTCTAAATATATCTCCTTCTTACCCTCGTGTTTTTTCGTAAAAACGTATGCGTCCTTGCGTTTTTTAACAGCCCATCCAGACTCAAGTGCGTTATAGATGAATGTCATTTTTTGTAATTTAATAGTATCTATTTCAATTTCAGGAGAGGTAGATATACACACATTCTCCCGTTCCATTAAAAACACATTAGATAATGTATAATTAATATACACGAAAATATTTTTATTTAAATAAATTTCTTTAATATATCTAAAAATGGTTGGATTTAAACACAAAAATACAAAAAAAATTGTGGTTAATTCAAAACATACAACTACTCTTGATGGAAAGCACAGCGATATGCTTGAGGAATTCAGCAATAATAATAATAATTTATTTCCAACATTAGAAAACGAAAAAGAAGGCCTAAAACAGAAGCTGAATGATAATAAAGAGACGCCTCGGTTATCCGTAGAGAATATTCTAGACATAAAGGAGCGTATCAAATCCATCAGAATCCAAATTAGAGATTCAAAACGAAAGGAAAAGGATTATTTATTAACAAATTCAAACATCATTTTTGATTATTTTGAAGACAAGAAGAAAATATCAGAAGGAACTAATAAATTGACCAGGTTAGACAAGTTTTTTAATATTGAAAAAAAGAAGAATTGTACGACTGAGAACAAGAATAATGTTCAAAAATATCTGGTAAACGTGGACGATACTTTTCTGAATATTGACAGCTTCATAAAGCATACGGATGTTTGTAGTTCGTGTAATAATGGAGAACTGATTCCGGTTGACCATGAGGGAATTTTAATATGTAATAATTGTCACGTAACCTTGAAATATCTAGTTGACAATGAAAAGTCATCGTATAAAGAGCCACCCAAAGAGCTCTGCTTCTATGCTTATAAAAGAATAAATCACTTTCGCGAAATATTAGCCCAGTTTCAGGCGAAGGAGACCACACAGATTCCGGATGAAGTATTGCTAAATATAAAGCTTCAAATTAAAAAGGAGCGAATCGGACTCCATCAAATAACAAACAAAAAGGCAAAGGAGATTCTTAAAAAACTGGGATACAATAAATATTATGAGCATATCCCATTTATCAAAGACAAATTGGGAATAAAGCCACCCATAATGTCCCCCGAATTAGAGGAGACATTGTGTAATTTATTTATGGATATACAGGCACCATATGCTAAATATTGCCCAGACGATAGAGTTAATTTTTTAAATTATTACTACACCGTCTATAAATTATGTGAACTCCTAAATCAAGTTCAATTTCTAGAGTTTTTTCCTATGTTAAAGGACAGAGAGAAACGAATAGAACAAGATGAGATTTGGAAAAAAATATGCTATGAGCTTGACTGGGAGTTCGTGCCAACCATTTAAATAATACCTAAATTTGTTATAGATATTATTTTGGGTAATTGACTAGATTAAATTGCTTTCTCGTGCTTAGCGGGGGAAGCCAACGAGATTGGCACCAATACCGAAACCGGCACCCGAACGGGCGCTGACCGCGATAGCGGGGACGTATGTGTCAAGGATGCTAAATGTGGCAGCCGCACATAGCGCAATTAGGGCAACTTCGTCAAGATTGAGAGTGCGCTTCTTGTCCGGAACCAAAAAGGCGGCAAGAGCCACCATAATACCCTCCACTAAATATTTAATCGCTCTTTTAATCAACTCACTAATGTTAAGTCCGTTTATTAAGTCCATATTATAAATAATAATAAGAAAAAAATATATATATCGTCAATAAAATGCTTAAATAATTAACGAATGTATTATTAATATGGAAAATAAACCGGATGGCGTTACCACAAAAATAAATTTGGATGGTTCATTAAACTCTAAATATGTGGACTTGTTGGACGAGGATAAGCCTGTTGCAGGTCAAAGGTTCGCGTGCGTTTCTTTCCTGTCCCCTGAAAAGATTATTAAGGAAAAAAATCTGTTTTATTTTAATGAATTCCTAAAGCAATGGGAAATGTCTAAATCGCTAGAAAAATACACACAGTTTTTGAGTTTTCTTGCCTATAAATACGATGCGCTAGAATTTGACGAGTTAACAAAAGATATGGAGGATTTTGTGAAGGACCAGCGGGATAAGTTATTCACAAGCACACTCGACGACGAGTATAAGACCTACGTAGATAACAACGAAGAGGCACTAGACAAGACGTTTGACGAGCAACACAGCTTTAAAACGAGTGTGCGTGGATTAAAGGTGCGTGGATGTTTTCCGTCGCAACAGGAGGCAGAACTGAGATGTAAGATGCTTCGTGAGATTGACCCAAACCATGATGTCTATGTTGGTCCGGTTGGAATGTGGATTCCGTTTCACCCAGAGGCATATAAGACTGGGCGGGTGGAGTATCTTGAGGACGAACTCAATCAGCTAATGAGCGAGAAGGATAAGAATGAGAAATCGGCAAAGGAAGATTTTGATAAGCGCGTTAAGGAGAGCAAGAAGAAGGCGATTGATGACAATAAGGAGAAGGCGCTCGAGAGCGGTAATGCGTTAACCCAGACGATTGATGAGAATGGAAATCTGGTATCTATTAATAATGTGAATAGTATTGAGAATAAGTTTAATAACGAGACTACCGTATCTGATATTCGCAAGGAGTTATTCGAAGATGATAATGTTGTGATTGATAAGAACAACGACCACGGGCTTAGCGAACTCACCATTAATAAGCCTTCAGAAACAACTGTTAATGCTATTACTGAAACCGATACCAAGGCAAGTGTCGATGATAATGAGGTGGATGATAAGAAGATTGAAATTTCAAAATAAGCATTTACAAGCCATAATCAAAAAAAATTGATACTTAAATATATTATCTAGAATATTTAAGTATAATAATGACAAAACTAGTGTGTTCTCACGCCAAGTGCGATAAAAAAATTAAAGTGGTCGAGGAACACGCAGGGAAGTGTAGGTGCAATCAAATCTATTGTATGAAACATCGTTTACCCGAGACACATGATTGTAGTTTCGTATTTACTATTGACAAAGAGGTATTTATAGCCGGTAATAAATGTGTTGAATCAAAGCTTAAATTTACCATTTGTTCTTCCGAACATTAATTTTTGTGACTCCCTTTTTGGGAGTATTTGGATTATACACGTCCTCTTCTTCGTCTGATTCTAGGTCTTTTGATATCTCCCAGAACTCTTTTGAGCCTAATTTGAAATCGCCTCTTGGTTCCGCTTTATACCAGAATATCTGGTCGTGTAATTTATTAGATTTTGAGTTATTGTCTATTACTAAACACTCAAAATTTTCCGTACATTGATCCATTACTTGTGCAAAACTCTCGAACGTAGGAAACATACCGGCATAGTTCTCCCAAATACGTTTTCTATTTGATATATAGGGTTCTCTTAATATAAACACATAGTCAATATTGGTTCTGAGATTAGGAGGAATACCTAAAGGGTATTGCATAGTGATTACGAGCATAATTTTCCAGTGACGACCGTTCATAAAAAGTAGTCTCATCATCTTATCTTTTGTCCAGCTATTATCAAAAAGACAATCATCAAGTATTACAAATGCTCTGGGGTCAATAGACGATTTATTATAATTCAAAAGTTCTTTTTTTACCTGTTTCAATACAGTTTTCTGACGTTTCAAAATATTTTCAATGATAGCAGTGTTATATTCATCGTGTATGAATAATTTTGGAACGTGACCACCATAAAATCCATTTCCTGCCTCTGTTCCAGAGATTACAGTGCCAATGGGAATATCTTGATGATAATAAAGAAGATCGCGAACTAAATATGATTTACCAGTGTCACGACGTCCAATTAACACTACGACAGGTCCCTTATTTTCGTCTGGTCTGAAACTGATTTGAGACATGTCGAATTTTCTTAATTCTAAAGTCATTTATAGGGATTTAAGAAAAAAAAGCACTCTTTTATCCGAATATATGAGTTAAATATTAGTTTATTATAATATAGCTTTCTAAATAATGGAATTCTTTTATAAAAAATATGATAACACTAATTTATTTAGCAATTTTGAAAATATTGAGCTAACAAATCTATCTGATATTCAGAATTATGTCCCTATTTACAAGAAATTTTTTAATCTTAATGAAAATAATTATAACACGATTGGTCTTAATCATAAATTTCACATCAAAAATATTAAAAGTAGAGAAACTGAAAATAAATTTGTCGGAGAGGTATCTGATATTAGCAATGTTATTCACGAAAAGCAAATGTTTTTCAAATACAGTCCATTATTAGACCCAACCAAATACATCACCGGTAAATATGATACTTCTCATAACGATTTAATAAAATTGCCTAGATTTGAAAATGACGTCGCACATTCCAAACTATGCGACACTAACAATTCTGCATATGTTGACAGTTTCTTTTCATATTTAACAAGCCAATTACTAAACGATAATGAGTTTATTCACGGTATAGACTTTTATGGCTCATTCTTAGGAATTAAACACGATTTTATATATGATATAAATGACGAAGTTGAATACCTGTATGATTCTGATTACTTTCATAAAAATAAGTCAACCCTTTTCACAGTTGAAAATTCTTTTCATAATGATCTTTTAAATAAGAACACTAGAAATTACAAGAACAACATTACAATTGGAGGCGATATAGGTGTGGATGAAATAATACTAACAGAGACTGAAATGTTAGATGATATTAATGATCTATTTGATAATGTAAATAATGAAGTAGATGTATCGGGTAACAACCATGGTCCAGAATTATTTTATGAAGGTAAGATTGAAGAATGTAATGATGATAATTCTAGTGAATCGTGTTCCTCGAGATCATCAAATTCCGATAATGGTGATAATGACGATTGTAGCGACGATTGTAGCGACGATGATAGTATGGATTCTACATTATCAGATGAAGTAATTAATGTTAATATTAAAGCTTTTCCCGTTCAACTAATAGCTCTTGAGAGATGTAATGATACATTAGACGCATTAATTGCTAGCGATGTGTTAACAGATGATGAACTTAGTGCGATTGTTGTTCAGATATTGATGATGCTAATTACATATCAAAAGATTTTTTCATTCACACATAATGACCTACATACAAATAATATTATGTATATTAAAACCGAAAAACAATATTTATACTATAAGTATAATGACAAATACTACAAGGTTCCTACATTTGGAAAAATTTTTAAACTTATAGATTTTGGAAGAGCAATATATAAATTTCGCGGAAATACAATTTGTAGCGATAGCTACCACCCCGAAGGAGATGCAGCAACCCAATATAATTGCGAACCATATTTTAATGATAACAAGCCACGCCTTGAACCTAACAATAGTTTTGATTTATGTAGACTAGGATGCTCATTGTTTGATTATTATGTAGATGATTTGGAAAATGTTACACAAGATAAATCTGAAATTATTAATATTATTATAAAATGGTGTTACGATGATAAAAATCGTAATATTTTATACAAAACAAACGGAGACGAGCGATACCCAGACTTTAAGCTATACAAAATGATTGCCAGAACCGTAAATAATCATGTCCCGTCTAAAGTTTTACAATATTCACATTTCAATCGGTTCATCATTACAAAAAAGAAAAATAATAAATCTAAGTTAATTAATATAGACACGATGAAGGAACAAATTTGAACCGATTATGTTGTAGGTAAAATATGATAGTTATATATGATATTTTAGAAATCGGCGGCTCCAATAAACGCAGTAGGAGAACCCTTGATATTAATAGTTCCGGATACTTGTGAATATAAGAACATACCGATGATTACACTAATAAAAACAACAATCGTATCTCTAATAACGTCTTTTAACGGTTTAAATTCTTTTAAAATTACTTTCATCTCAATAAATTTAATTAAGATATATACTGCAGATATGAACAATGCGTAAAAAATATATTGCTCCATTTATTTATTAAACTATAATTGATTTTAATTTTTTACGAATTAAAATAAATTATAACGGCTCTAAAATTTCAATATTATCTAAAACGGGTATAGATTCTAATTTTAATGTTTTACTCAGGTCATTGACATCGCTTATTTCCAAATCTATGTTGCCTCCAATTTTGAGTTTATCTTCGTCCTCCTCCTCCTCCTCTTCCTCTTCGCGTCGTCGTCTCAATTCCTCTAAATGCTGAATATCTTTTGGAGCCTGGACCATTGTTTCTGTTCCGGTAGAATCTAACGCACTGTCGGTATCTGAGAAACTTATACTATCGCTAGATTTAACCATCGGAAGTGACGGTAGCGGATCAATTATTGATAGTGCTGTGGTCTCTGGCGCCTTGATGGGCTCTGGTGCCTTGATGGGCTCTGGCGCCTTGATGGGCTCTGGCGCCTTGATGGGCTCTA